GTATAAATTGCTCCTGGCGAACATTTCCGAGTCTTAGTTCGCCCTAAGACGGGAAAGCGGTATTATGTGGTAGAGTGACAATCCAATAAAGGATTGGGGATGGGGGTGGGATTTATAGTGGGCTGGTGTAATGGTAGCATATATGACTTTGAATCATATGGTTTAGGTTCAAGTCCTAGGCCCACTGCTTTTAGGCTCCGTCATTAGTTTGGCGGGGTCTTTTTCTATATGTATAGAAAGGAATGTGAATGGATCAAGATGAATTTAATTTTTGCCCAACTTTTATAAACCCAATTCCAATCGAAGTACAACTGATACATAAAAATGCAAAACTGCCAACCAAAGGCGAACCCTCTAAGAACGACCATATTGTAGCAGAAGAAAGTATACATATCTTTAATCTTGGGTATGATATACACGTCGTAGAGGATGATGAGTGGAATTATTCTGGGGGCGAAGCTAGAATTATTAGTAGGTGGAGTAGAGTTAAAATAACAACTCCGTTTTTTGAGTTGGCACCACGACAGTCTAAGACGTTTAGTACTGGTATTAAGGTAAAAACGCCACCTAATTACGGCTTTCTTTTGCGCGATAGGTCGGGTCTTGGGGTAAAGGATGTTACGATAACTGCTGGTGTAATTGAAGGAACATACAGGGGAGAATGGAAGATTCATATTATTAATCATAGTCCTACTAGCAAGATTTTTAATGTGGGCGATAGAATTGCTCAGGCTATACTAATCCCAATAATTCCATCGACAATATCGTTGGCAAACGTCCTAGGGGATACTACTAGAAGTTCAAGGGGGTTTGGATCAAGTGGAAAATAATATAGAAGTAGTAAACGGAATATATCTCATAAAAGATGATAGTCACTTTACTAAGTGGTTTAAGAATGATTGGGGAAAAACAATACGTTTCCCATTTAGTAGCCACATAAATAGTGGTATGTGTGTTATTGACATTGGTGCTAATGTAGGATTATATAGTAGGGCAATTGAAGATATTATTGGCGAGTCTGGTCAACTATATTCGTTTGAACCTATGCCATTAGCTTTTTATTGTTTGTGTCGAAATGTAAAGCTTCCAAAAACAAAGGTATTTCCACTAGGACTTTCGGATTACTGTTGTAAAGAAAGACTATATATTTCGCAACCAAATTATGGTGCGTCTTTTATTTCGAGTAGAAGTAACAATTACTCACTCAACCCTAATAATGAAGACGATTTGGAAATCGCCCTCGTTTCCCTTGACAGTATTATGGGTATGATCTCAGCAGTTGATGTTATAAAAATAGATGCCGAGGGATTTGAGCCATTCATACTAAAGGGTGCCACCAATCTTATTATGAGGGATCGCCCAAAGCTAATTATTGAGTCTAATAGGATAATGCTAAGGCGCCAATCAGAGACACCAGAACGCCTCATCGAAATCATCAAAAGCCTAAACTATAGCATTACTGGTTTTACTGGAGCAGATCAGGAGGATATTGTATGTGTTCCTCAATAGGAAATACAGCACTCTTTACCAAAACATGCGAAAAAGATTACAAGTGGTTAGAACTACTTGCTAAAACTATCGACAAATTTGCCAATGGCTTTTGTGCTTGGTATGTAATATTTGATGAAGGTTCTAATCCTCCCCCAGTTAAAACAAATAACATACCACTAAAATTCCTTTCTGCCCCAGCACCAAAACACCTAACCGCCCCATGTCCGTTTGCTGGGCACCCTGGCCTAAATCCTGTCCATTACAATTATCAACAAGTAGTAAAAATGACATGGCCAGATTATACAGACAAAGATGTTGATTCCGTAATAATAATTGATTCTGATATGTTTCTGTGCGATTATTTTAGTCCACAATCAATGTGTTGTATGGATCGCCCAGTAGTAGTAAGGCATGAATGGGATGATGAGAGCAAAAGGTATTGGTTCCACCCTATCAAAAATTTTATTGGTCCAGCTTATGATAAATATGATAAGTTTCACTATATGAATACTGCTACATATATAGTGACTAGACATATAACCAACCTATTTCACAAGTTTTGCAAAAATAGACACAATTGTTCTTTCTATGAGTATGCCATGAATCATTATTGTACAGAATATAACTTTTTGGGGGCATTTATTGACTCCATATGTAAGAATGACTCTAACTATGTTATACTAAATAGAGAACAGTCAAAACACCACAAAACCAAAGTAAGAACAAACTGGTCATGGGGAGGAGAACAAACTTTTAATAAGGCTAGACTAGAAACAGAAAGGCTTACTAATTGAATGTTTGTATATGTTAGGAATACCAGGGTTGGTGGTAACTCATTATTTCACTATGTCCTAAAGAATGGCGATATTGATAATTTGATAGTCAACAGCCTGCATTGTACATTTGGAGAATTGCTAAAATTTATACCGTCTGTATTTTATAGAGTGCCAGACGATGAAGTAAAGTATATTGCTACTATTAGAGAACCGTTTGAGCATACGGTTTCATATTGGATGTATGACAGACAAATAACTGGAAGAACACATTCTTTAAAATATTATCTTGAGAATAACATATGTTCAATATGTCACCTTAAACAACACTTATTTATTAAGCATGGGAATAGGTTTGTAGATCATATAATTAGGTATGAAGACGGCGATACATTCCAACAAGTCTGTAACATTATAGGACACACACCAACAGAAAATATTAGGTGGGCTAGTAATAGATATGATAAAAAGTGGTATGAATATTACACTCCAGAAACGGTAGATATGGTGCGTAATATCTTTCGAGACGACTTTAATATATTAGGGTACAGCATGGAGTTTCCAAGATGAAAATTATTAGCGGTGGTCAAACTGGTGCAGATATTGGCGCTTTAATAGCCGCCAAGTTATACAGACTTGAAACTGGTGGATTTATGCCAAATGGATGGAGAACGCACGACGGACCTAGGCCACAATATAAAGAATTATTTGGGATGGTCGAACACCCAATGAAGTCATATAAGGCTCGTACATACGCTAATGTAGAACAATCGGACGGAACTCTTAGAATAGCATGTAATTTCGATTCAGCAGGAGAAAAGTGTACACTTAATGCCATTAAAACATACCAAAAACCAAGCATTGATATAACTGTTGATAGGAATAATCCAATAATATTATCTAGGGAAGTCAGAGCTGTAAGACATTGGATATACAATAATAATATATGGATACTGAATGTTGCTGGAAACTCCCACAAAACATATAAGTTTATGCAGTCTTATGTTGTCCATTTTATGAGTAGTTTGTTCGTATTAATTGGGTTCGATAGACTGCCTCTTGATGCGCGATACAATTTCTTGGCTACTAATAAAGGCTGGTAATAATTATGACTATACTAGTTACTGGTGGGCGCGGATTGGTTGGAAGTGCCCTTCAACATACATGGAAGAAATACAGCCAAGTACGTTATGTTGGTACTCGTGAGGCTGATTTGGTCTTTTATAAAGATGTGCAAGATTTATTTGAGAAAGTAAACCCAAGTGTTGTTATACATTTAGCGGCAGATGTTGGTGGCATCTCCTATAATATGAAAAATAATGCTGATATATTAACAACTAACCTGTTAATAAATACCCACGTCCTAGATGTTTCTGCTTGTCATGGAGTGGACAAAATAATATCTTTATTAAGTACGTGTGTTTATCCAGACAATCCCCCAGCATATCCTCTAAAAGAGGAATATTTACACGCTGGTGAGCCTCATTATAGCAACTTTGGTTATGCCTATTCTAAGAGAATCCTGGAAATACAAAGTCGTGCTTATTATCAGGACCACAGTTTACCATATTGCTGTCTAATTCCAACGAATATATACGGCCCCAACGACAATTTTCATACTCGTGGATCACACTTTGTTCCTGCCGCAATAAGAAAGATATATGAGGCACACATAAAAGGAGTAAATGAAGTTGAATTTTGGGGCGATGGTTCGCAACTTCGCCAATTTACATATTCGTTGGACGTTGCTCGCGTAATAAATTGGTTTTACGAACGCGATGAACATGCGTGCTTAGTAAATATAGGTAACGAGGATGAGGTTCGTATTAGTGATATTATAGACATCATTGTTGGTTACTTTGGATATAGTGGTAATATAACATTCAACAGAAATAATAAACTTGCTGGTCAATATAGAAAGCCAGCCAGTATGGAAAAACTAAGACGGTTAGGTTGCGACATCAAGTTTACCGATGTTGAAACTGGCATTATTAATACGTGCAAATGGTTTGAAGAAAATTATCCTGACGTTCGTGGCATAGATAGTAAGTGGAAATGAAGATATTAACAAGCATAGCTCCAACTAAATTAGACGTTCAAAAATATGCCATCGAATCATGGTTAAACCTTGGGTTTGATGTTGTATCGTTTAATCATCCAAGTGAATTATCACAAATAGAACAAGAATTTGATAATGTTGAATTTCATACAGTCTGTAAGACAGCCATAGAAATACTTGGGTTTAATAAGCCATACATTCCAATACTAGAGTTTCTTAAATATATTGAATCTAATAATGAGAAGTGTTGGATAGTAAACTCAGATATAATATTATGCGGTAAGGATAGCATAGTTCATATAGATAACGAGCTTTCTAGTAAAGGAATAGTCTTTGGGCATAGAACAGATATAAAACATAGAGACAGTCAGCATGGAAAAGTATATGAAGTTGGATTTGACTATTTTGTAGTATCGCCCAAATTTGTACATTTCGGTATTAATCAAAAGCCCGATATGTTTATGGGTCAACCGTGGTGGGACTATTGGTTACCAATAATGGCCCTAAAATCCAGAATTAAGTTAATTAGATATATCTATCCGATTGCTTATCATTTAATACATACATTTGCGTGGGATGCACACCAATTTCATATATTGGCCAAACTAATGTCAGAAAAATTGGGAATAAAACATTTTAATAGCGGTATGGTATCCGCATTTGCCACGTCGGTTCACGCGACAATAATGAAAGAAGCGGAAGTGCATGGAAAAGAATAAACTAAATCTGATGGCGCCCCTAGGGTATGTAGGATATGGTGTTGTTGGCTATAACATTCTAAAAGCTTTGTTAGAAAAAGACTGGGACATTTCACTATTCCCAAAGTCATCCAATCATGGCAGGTCGGGCGATGAGGCGGCCATCATTTTCTCTGCTCAATCCAATAGTCAGTTTTTTGATTATAATGCACCGTGCCTTAATATTTGGCATCAGCACGACCTATACTATAGAGTCGGAAAAGGTAAGTATTTCGCGTGGCCTATTTTTGAACTCGATAGGTTTAATGAGGTAGAAAAACACAACCTAAACTACCCAGACCACTTAATAGTATGTTCTAATTGGGCAAGAGATGTATGCAAAAGTAATGATATAACTGTTCCAGTAAGTGTCGTTCCTCTTGGAGTAGATATAGATATATTCAATCCTACTATTTATGAACAACATGAAGGCACAACTATATTTCTAAATGTTGGCAAATGGGAAATACGTAAAGGGCACGATATATTAGGAGAGGCTTTTAATGCTGCATTTAGCCCAAGAGACGATGTTGAACTATGGTTGATCCCACATAATCCGTTTATTAGTAAGCAGGACGCCAGTAATTGGGAGTATATGTATACTAACACCGAAATGGGTAGAGCAGGAAAAATTAAGATATTGCCGTGGCAGCCAACCCAGAAACACATAGCTAGTATAATGAGTATGTCTACGTGTGGAGTTTTTCCTTCAAGAGCCGAAGGTTGGAATCTTGAAGTATTAGAAATGATGGCGCTTGGAAAGCCCGTTATAACAACTAATTATTCGGCGCATACTGAGTTTTGTGATGAATATAACGCTCTACTCATAGAGCCTACCAATATGGAGCCAGCATTTGATGGTAAGTGGTTTTTTGAACAGGGTGATTGGATGGAGTTTGGTGATAGTCAAATGGATCAACTTATAGAGTACATGAAAAGAATACACAAAATAAATAAAGAGTCTGGCCCACCGAAAAATGACGTTGGTATACAAACCGCCCAATCTTTATCGTGGGAAAATTCGGCGTCAATATTAGAAAAAGTCCTACTTGACAACTAAAGTTTTTGTGTTACACTAACAATAGACACTTTTGCAGAAGGAAATCTGTATGAAAGAGTTTCCGACTCTCTACAAAATGGATAGCGCTGGCCGCATTAGAATGTGGAAAATATGGTGTTACGAACAAGATGGGCGCTATTATTATTCACAGAAGCACGGTCTGATTGATGGTAAAAAGCAAACAACCAGAACGGAAGTAAAGTCTGGGAAAAACATAGGCAAATCTAACGAGACTTCTGTAGTAGAGCAAACTACATTAGAGGCCGAATCTCTCTGGAAAAAACAACGAGACCGCAAAGGGTATTCTGAAAATATTCCCTCATCGGTCCCCTTACGTCCAATGTTGGCCAAAACATTTAGCTTAGAAAATACATCATTTCCAGTATATGTTCAACCAAAACTTGATGGCATAAGATGTCTAGTCTACAAAGACGGCGACTCAATCAAGCTTATATCGCGCCAAGGGAAAGAGTTTGTAGCCCTACAGCATTTACAGAGCGAACCTACGCTACACACTTTCTTTCTGCAAAATCCTTCCTGCGTATTGGATGGCGAGCTATATAACCACGATTTGTGTGACGATTTTCAGCAATTAGTATCGGCAATAAAGAGAGACAAACCATCTAAGTGGACAGATCGCATACAGTATCATATATATGATGTCTATAATAAGGATATACCAAAACTAACCTTTGAATGTAGACTAAACATTATATTATCCATTAATAAGAGTAAACATATAGTGCTCGTTGATACAAATTTAGTAACGCACAAAGACACTATTGACTTAATGTATAACAAATATACAAAAAACGGTTACGAAGGCATCATGCTACGAAACAAAGATGGTATTTATGAACTTAATAAGCGTTCATCATACCTTCAAAAATACAAAAAGTTTATTGATATGGAGTTCAAGATTGTTGGGGCCATTGAAAACAAAGGAAAACAACAAGGACAGTGTACATTAATTTGTGAGACTGTTGACGGAACTCAATTTGGAGTTAAACCAAAGGGAACAGATGAAGAACGACAGGAGTATTGGCAAAGATGGCTCGACGGTTCCCTAAAGAATAAAATGTTGACCGTTAGGTTCTTTTCATGGACCAATAGTAAACCGCCAGTTCCTAGATTCCCAGTTGGAATTGCCATTAGGGAGTACGAATAATGCTATTTTTCTTATTTCTTTTCCATTTTGTGTGCGGATGGTTAGCGTGCGTAATAGTATGTAGTCATTGCCGATATAAGGAAGGTTGCCGAAAGTGTAGAAATTGGGTTGCCCTAAAAACACTTTTTCTTGGTGGATATTTTTCGTTGTTTTTGATATTGTATGCTTATGTGCTATCTCGTATCTATAAATGGGTAAATTTTGATGACTAATTATAAATCACAGAGTAGCAAAAAGAAAACCAAAGAGGGGACAAAGGCCAGACAGAGAGAAGATAAGGAGGATAGATCACTAGCATATAGAGATTATAGAAGGATGGTTGGTACTTCTTATAAAGATGGACGCAAGAGAAAAACTGCCTATGTAAGTGATATTGACCAAATAGAATACATATTTGTTGATGATAAACCCGTCCCAATAGCATTATTTGAAATAACTCGTTATGATTTTGATGAATATGATTTACAAAGTCACTCGTGGGCTAAATATAGAACATCAATTTTAGATAGATATTTTAGTAGGGATTCCCAAGGCAAGTTTATTGTTACGATAGCGAAACTATTAAATTGTAATGCCTACATTATTTTGTTTAGATATGATGTTCAGTCATTTTGGATTTTTGACCTAATGAATAAGAACGCATTTTGGTTACACAAAAACGCGGACGAATATAAAGAATGGCTCGCAGAACTAAGAACCTCAGCATTGGAGAAAATGAATGTCTAGTAATATTGACATAGTAAGCATTGGAGAAAAGAAGGTTGAATTTCAGGATAAGGATAATGTTGAATTTGAATCATTGGGCGAATACTATAATATTGCCCGAAAAATAATATGCGCCCATGCGCCCCGAATCAAGCCTGGCCTAGCACAAGAAATGCTAAATAATGAGGACGCCGTTTGTAATGTTGCTCACGTTATAATGATGGCTGACTGGAGATTTAATGGTAATGGTACACGACACGGCTACAGAAAACAAATGGCAATATATGCAATCTACAACTATATATCAAGGGCTGGTTCAAAACAAAGATGCTACTCTTTAGATGATGTTATTAGTGATAACACAGATAATAGTTTTATGTTTATTACACAAAATGTAGATAATGATACGCCAGACCAGATTGCCGAACGCAAAGAGCAAGACGAAAAAGCAAAACAAAAAGTTAAAGAAATATTAACATTGCCGTTTTTGTCAGATAGGCAGATTGAATATTTGAAGGACTATTTCTTAAAGGGCCTTACGTTGAAACAAATAGGAAAGAAGCGTGGAGTTAGTAGGCAAAGTGTCCATGAATTTCTTGGTAGAACATTCAAACAAATAAGACAATATTATGAAGGTAAAGATACAATTAGTATTTAGGATGGTTGATTGGGTTAGTGGAGATATATATACTGTTACTGATGATCCAAATGGTAAGAGTATAATATATCCATCGTGCGAATTAAGTAATAAAGGTCCACTAGAATGTGCTAAGGAATTGTTTGAACAATGTGTCAAACTTCACAAGGAGTGGGCAAATATATACCTTTCTTCTGCTGAATTAGATGGCGATACTTTAAACCTATTTTATAACGTTGAAGTCCCTCTTGATTCTGAATTTATTAAACCTACTATTAAGGTATTATCAAACAATGATTAAATGGTTATACAAACTTATCGGGTGGGGTAATCGTGTGTCTAAAAACAAAGTTGATACATATGACACATCATTTGAAAGAGATGGAGAAAACCAAAAGGAAAATGTAGCAGAAAAAAAGTATGATGGTGAGAATGTTGTTATTGGCGGCGCCAGCGTAACATTTATGGTTGATATTGCTGGCAATGTTCATATTCAACTAGATTGGACAGATGAGAGCGAGGAAGTATCAGAGGCCCTGGGAACGCTTTTGTATTTTATTAATTCTGGGCGACTTGCTTTGCAATGTGAATATATACTTTTAGAGTTAATGAAACAAGATGCGAGTTTAAGGTTATTTTATAAATCAGTCGCTAAACATTGGCGAGATACAATAAAAGTAGCTGAACAGGTGGTAAAGCCATCTGAGGTATTTCAAATAGGAAAGCAAAGAATAAAGGTTCAAGGACATTCCAACGGGAGACCAGAATGAAACAGTATTTAGATATTGTAGAAAACGTAATACAAAATGGTCATGTTAAGTGTCCAGTTAGAAAAAATATTCATACTGGTAAATTTGAGCCAGTTGATGGTGGAGTGAAGACGCTTGCACTACCAAACGTATTTTTCACGCATAATATGGAAGATGGGTTTCCGCTATTAACCACCAAAAAGATGGCTTGGCACGCCATTAAGGTTGAGTTGGAGGGATTTATAAAAGGAATTACCGACAAAAAGTGGTATCAAGATCGTGGCTGTAGAATTTGGGACGAATTTAGTTCTGTGTCTGGTTCTATTGCTGGTGCCAGTTGGGACCAAAGAAAGCGTTATCAGTTAGCATCTAGGGACTTGGGTCCAATTTACGGGTGGGAGTGGCGAAATTTTGGTGGAAATTACGTTCCAACGCCTAAACCAAATATACCATACTGTAAAATTGAGGAATCAATAGATGGTAAAATATATAATAATGAAAAGTATGGCGATTTTATAATAATAGGAAAAAAGAAGAAGCTATTACAAATACAGTTTCTAAGAACTACTTATAAATATTGGTGTAGAGCTTCATCGGTCAATTCTGGTAAAGTTAGAGACCCATATCATATAAGTCAATATGGCGTTGGTTGCATGGGTCCAACCGTAAAATATGATGGTGTTTCGTCCAAAAAACGTAGACGTATTTATAATTACTGGCTTGGACTGTTATCTAGGTGCTATAATCCATCTAATTTGAGCTATAAAAATTATGGTGCTCGTGGATTTTATATGTCTAACGACTGGCTTATATTTTCTAATTTCTTAAGAGACATTCAAGAGATAAGGGGGTGGAGAAGTAAGGTAAACCATTGGTGTGGATACCACCTTCATGTAAAAGGTCAAATGTATGATAAGTCAACATGCGAATGGAAGCGTGATGTACAGATACATAGTGATGTTATTCTCCCTCCTAGTGGAACTGACCAACTAAAAAATATAGTGGACACATTGCATAACAATCCTAACGATAGGCGTATGGTATGTTCTGCGTGGAATCCAAACGACCTACATATGATGGCGTTACCGCCTTGTCATTGGGGGTGGAATGTTACCGTCATTGGCGGAAAATTACACTTGTGTTGGATACAAAGGAGTTGTGATCTGATGCTTGGTGTACCATTTAATATAGCGTCATATGCTCTATTGTTGACCCTTTTGGCTAAAGAAGCCAATCTGGAGCCAGGAAATCTGTCTGGTGTATTGGTAGACTGTCATATATATGAAAACCAATTAGACGGGGTTAAGGAGCAACTTACAAGGGAACCAAGGAACCTCCCTAGTATAAGGATTAAATATAATGGCAAATTTAGTATATTTAATTGGACACATGAGGATGTAGAACTAATAAATTATAATCCGCATCCAGCGATTAAGTTTGGGGAGGTAGTTGTATGAAAGAACGAAAAATAATATGGGAAAAATGGGCAGACCCATATGGTGAAGATATAGAAGATATTGAGTGGCCAGGCGCTATTGGCACTTTTGAGAGTGACGAAATCCTCAAAAAGATAGAGAAATTAGAAAACGGAACTGCTACCGAAGAAGATTGGGAAGAGTTAGACTATGATATGATGGAAGGCAAGGTTCCGATTCCCCATAAAATGCCCAAAAGACCAATGAAACTTTTGGCCACACCACTAGGTGTAGTACCTCTAACTGAATGGAGTACCCCAAGCAAAGTATTCAACTTTTGGGTTATGCACTCAAACTTCCGCATGACAGAAGAAATACAAGATATTCTAGATCAGACCGATGGCGTGGAAACATTAGATATATTTACGCCATATAGGTGGAGAATTGCCATAGGTAAAGCGTTCAATAGTCAAGAAGTAAAGGAGCAAATAATGAAAAATCTAAATGTTAATATTCTTAGCTCCAACACGGATGACTAATTATGGAATCGGCCTTTGGTTGGATAGGCCAGTTATTTAGTTCGCTTTTAGACTTAATACCATCTTTACTACTTATCAAAACTACGCACCAGGGCGTAAAATTCAGAACTGGAAATCGCGTAATAGTATTAACATGTAATAATGGAATATACTTTCCCTACATAAAACTCATAGGATGTTTACCAGTATTAGGTTTTTATAGAAGCGGAATACATATATATTGGCCTATAGTAACAGAATGTGAGATAGTTCCTATTAAGCGCCAAACAACCAACTTAGTAGAGCAATATTTGTGTACTAAGGACGGTTGTGCTGTTGGTGTTAGTGGTATATTAGTATACGAAGTAAATGATGTTGAAAAGTTATTAACTGAATGTTATGACTATGAAGATACAATACAAGACCTAGCACTAGCAGCAATTAAAAAGGTAATAACATCTCATAGTCTGGAATACTTACAAAAAAACCATATAGATACAGACAAAGAATTAACACTAACGCTAAGGAAAGAATTAAATAGGTTTGGAATACGAACGATACGCGTTACACTAAGTGATTTAGCACCATGTAAAATGATAGGGATATGGGGTAACATGGTTAACGTGGAGTATGGAATAGAGGAATAAAGTGTACATTGAATATGCGTGCTATGACGAACAAGTTGAGGCCGACGTTAGAAAAAATGTATTTAGGGCGCTTGATCTTGGAGTACATGGAATATCCGTACCGCACATATTTTTAGGTAAGCTATCTGATATTTTAGCAGAAGGAACTGTTATATCGGCCCCAATAGATTATCCCCTAGGAAAATCAGACCCGAAAATCAGACAGCACACGATCCTAAAGGCCATACACTGTGGGGCCAATGCGATAGATTTGGTGGCACAATCAGTCTTAATTTTGAATGATCGCGTAAATGAATACATTGCTGACATTTCTTCTGCCAAACGTATTTGTGACGACAATGGCGTTACCCTCAGGGTTATGATAGATTATCGCGTAATAGATTGGCCGCTAATAGTCGAATCTTGCGTGATATGTAAAACTTTAAATATAGAATATTTGTTTATGTCTAATGGACACTATGTTGATGATTATAGGGACAATATGCTGCTGTGTCACCAAATCCATAAGGATTATAATATCTCGACTATATGTAATGGTAATATCTATATGCCACAACACCTTGAAATGATAAGAAAAGCTAAGGTATTTGGGGCTAGATTCCATAAAATCACTGCCCTGGAGAGGTGTTTGGTGTATAACAAAACTGACTAGGATTTCATCTGTAGTTGGACGATAGGACAAGATAGCTGCCACAAAAGGGATGCAGCAATATGTCAAACTATACTCTTTTTCCCGATAACGATAAGAAACAGGTCAATGGCTCAAGTATTACGGCTACTTCCACAAAGATTAATGGTGGTTCGGCCTTTGCCATTGGAACCTCAGTCCCATCCAATTCTGCAATAACAGCCAAAGTTAGGTTTGGTGATTTAGTATCTATTTTCGGTACTCAGGTTGTCAAATCTAAGAACTTATTTGGTGCGTTTCATTCGTCTACCGTTACTATAACTAGCGTTGCTGATAATGGTAGTGGGTTTTGTAGATATACTCTCAACTCTCACGGCCTGAGTAAAGACACTGTAATTAATGTCAGCGGTTCTACAAGCGGTAATTTGGATGGCCCACAAAAGATTACTGCTGTTACAACCAACACTTTTGATACTGATAAGCCGTTTGTTAGTTCGGCTACTCCAGGTGTCTATTCGACAGTTGCAGGTCGGTTTGCCTCTATGACGACTGGCGAGTTTATTATGCTCGCCTATTCAAGTTCGGTTGCTGGTGGACAAAAGACTCGTACTGGTTTTGGTGCAGATTATGGTATTCGTAGAAGTATTCATAAGTTAGAGCACATGAGAACAGTTCGTGTAGCCACAGCTATTCGCGCTGGATATTGGAACGTTTATACTGGTAAATGGACCACTGATCCAGCGGTTGCCGACGACGCTCCAACTTGGGGAACTGACGACGCGGCCACTCCAACTCGCGCTAAACCAGGCGAATTGGTTTATCGTCATAGTGGTATGTCTGATGGTACTTACGGACCAGTCCAAAAGGACTATCCAGCTAAGACTAACGGCTAATCTAGTTTATTTATGGGGGTCGTTAGTCATTCTAGCGCCCCCATTATTTTTTAGTTATAGAAAGTGGGCGTTATGGCAACATCTAAAATTGCTATCAACAACATGGACTTTTCTTCTTTGTGCTTGCGATTAAGTGGATATGTTGTTACAACCTTAGTCACCATAGTCATAGCTATGGGTGGATTTTGGTTAATGGAAGGTAGAAAATATATTACGCGCGATGAAGCATCTAAGATGATTAGTTCTGAAAATCGCATCATCAGGCAAATATTGGAAGAACAGCAAGAAGATAAGCGAAATTTAGTTAGGATTTTGGAGAAGAATACCGAAGCAATTCAACAACTCAGAATACAAATGGCAACACTTAATAGCACACTAAAATATATAGAAGAACAAAATAAAAATCGACATGACCACCCGAATAAAAACTAGGTTTGAAAAAGCCAGAAACCTCCTAAAAGAGGGTGATGTATTGCTGTTTAGTGGTAATAGCATAGTCTCAAAACTTATCCAGAGAGCTGGAGAAGGAAAATATAGTCATGTAGGCGTTGCTTCCTCAGTTGGTTCTAATGGAGACAAAATTTGGGAATGTGTAGAATTTAGGGAATGGAAGGGTGGTCGAAGCGTAAATCTGGAAAGATATATTGAGCAGGAAAAAAGTATAGACGTATACAGACCAGTTAGTAGTCGTAAGATTATAGTTCCAGTAAGTGGTATTCCAGTGGAATTTGACGTTAAGTTTGATGGAAAGAAGGTTACCAATATGATGCGGCGAATGACGGGCCTTCCATATGGCTGGAAAAGGATAGCGTGGATTGCAAGTTATAAACTACCAATACTGAGACTATTTTATAATATTGATACGGTAACTGATGATACAGACCATAAAATTGTATATCCAGTATGTAGTACGGCAGTAGCACACAGTTTTTCTAAAGTAAAATATGACTTGACTCATCACAGGTCAGATAATAGTATGGAGCCGTCAGATATTGCCAGGTCGCCGCTTTTATTTTATATTTTTACGATTGTTCCTTGACAAACTGGATTTGGGCGCTAAAATAGGATATGAACACACCATCCTGGGACGAATACTTTATGAGCATGGCCATAATGGCGGCCACTAGATCAAAAGACTCACAGAGTCAGTATGGATGCGTATTAGTAAAAAACAAAAGGATTATTGGAACTGGGTATAATTCTTTTCCTAGATTTATGCCTGATGATATATTACCAAACATTAGACCTAAAAAATATCCTTGGATGATACATGCGGAAGCAAACGCAATATATAATTCCATAGAGGATATATGCGGTTGTGTATGTTATGTTAATGGTATGCCATGTTTGGAATGTTTGAAGGCTTTATACCAAAATAGAGTAACAGAAATAGTTATTTTAAGTGGCAAGGCCGCTATGATAAACGCATATTCAGAACACGAAAAGGATGTTTACAACAGTATAATAAAGTATGGTAATATTCAAATAAGACAAATTAAGTTGGACAATACATCTTTTACAAAGGCACTTAAAATATTAGACAAATCGCAATAAGGTTGGTCATAAAGAACTTTTGTCCTTTTAGGGGCAATGTGAGTTACAGCGACACATACCAACCTACTATCGACTAAGAGCTTACTGAATACATTAATGTAAAGCAACAGAGATAGGTAAAATCGTAAAGTTGAACAATTTATTTCCCCATTCAGTATTCTTAGTCAAAAAGTGTCGCTGAGAAAATTACTCCGCCGTACTTCCTGTGCGGCGGTTTTTTATTAAGGAGGAATGGAATATGTTTCGTGATACATCAGAAAGTAAGTCATTTGAGTTGAATTTGATAGTTAAAGATAAGAATGGCAAACCTACAAATATTAGGCGCACCATAAAAACAGATAGTGCAGCCAAACTCGCCGAATTTTGGAATCGGTATCAAGGTAGACCAAAAAGACACAACAAAAATAAGAATGGAGACAAAAAATAAATGTCTAGTGTAAAAGCGCTTCAAGATTATATTTTTACATCTAAGTATGCGCGGTGGCTCCAAGACAAACAGCGCAGAGAAACGTGGAATGAGGCCGTAAACCGCGTAAAAAATATGATGTTAGAGTTTTATAAAGATAAAGGCATAGAAGAAGAAATAAACTGGGCCTATGAAATGATGAGACAAAGGCGCGTATTAGGTTCTCAGCGCGCCTTACAATTTGGTGGTAGAGACGCCCTCAAGATAAACGCCCGAATTTATAATTGTTCAAGTTCACCCGTTGATAGGCCACGGTTTTTCCAGGAGTGTTTATTCTTGCTGTTAGCGGGTTGCGGTTGCGGCTTCTCAGTCCAAAAACACCACGTAGACAAACTTCCGCCCCTAAAATCTAAGGACGAATACTTTAATTTGCCCGTAAAAACATTTACTATTCCTGACAGTATTGAAGGATGGGCCGATAGTGTGGGCGTTCTAATGACTACACTTTTTTCCTGCAAAAACTATCCTGATGACCCTTGGCTAGAACAGTGGGCTTGTTATAGAGTTGAGTTTGACTATTCTCAAATTAGGCCCAAAGGCTCTCCCATTGGCGATGGGACTGGCAAAGCTCCTGGGCCAGATGGGTTGCGTAGATCATTAAATATAGTAAAAGAATTAATAGAATCACTTATAGAAAAAGGAACGCATAAACTAAAGCCCATAAATTGCCATGATATAATATGTCATATATCAGATGCCGTATTGTCTGGTGGGATACGTCGTTGTCAGCCAGGTGATAGCGAAGTATTAATGTCTAATGGAACGTATAAGTTTATTAAAGATATAAAGGCTGGGGATTATATTAAATATAATGGTAACAACTACTTAGTATTACGACAAGAATGTACGGGGGTAAGAGAACTTATAAAAATTCATACGGATGAAGGGTATCAAATATCTACGCCAGAACATAGGTGGTTAGTGTTTGACGACACAACCAAACTAATGGATTGGGTCGAAACCAAACAAATTGAGGAACAGCCACATAGATACTTGTTCGTTCAGAATTGTTCTGATGTTACTGGGAATGTAGTAGTTTCGCCTAGGTTCATAAAGATAACACATACAGAAAACATTGATGCACAAGAAACATATGATATCGAAATAGATCAGGTACATTGTTACAATACAAAATCTAAGGGTAGTGACTTAGTAACAGTTTCACACAACTCCGCCCTTATTTCACTATTCAGCATAGATGACGATGATATGCTATCTTGCAAAACTGGAAATTGGTGGGTAGAAAATCCCCAAAGGCAGCGCGCTAATAATAGCGTTATGCTCTTGCGAGATAGTACCACAAAAGAACAATTTGATGACATCATTAAGAATACTAGGGAGTTTGGTGAACCTGGATTTGTATGGGTAGATAATTATGAGTGTATGTTTAATCCGTGTTTTGTTGGTGATACACAAATTCTGACCAAAGATGGATATAAGGCGATCAAGGAACTCTATGAAGATGGTAATGCTGTAAGCGTCTTATCACATCGCTTATTGAATAGGAATACAGTAGACCTATCGCTTCAACACAGTGTTCCTGTGATATCTAAAGCTAGCCCAGTTGCTCTCACCCAAAAGTTGGCTCCAGTATATCAAATATTACTGCAAGATAAATCATGTATTACAGTCACAGCCAATCATAGATTTCCAACTACATTTGGAGTGCGCGAGACTCGCGAGCTGTCCGTAGGAGACGAACTATTTAGTTTTTATGATGTTGACAATATTACTAAAGCCATTCCAATTGTTTCGATAAAATATATGGGTCATCAAGATGTATATTGCCTACATGAACCAGAACGCAACTCCATAATTGCTAACGGTATTTGTACTGGTAATTGTTTAGAAGTAGGACTATTCCCTTACCTCGTCAAAAACCCCAAGAAGTTTGACGAATGGTTAAAGTCCGCCAAGCCTCTCATGGATGGTGATAATAAGCAATATGGTGTTGAGTCAGGGTGGGAGTTTTGTAATTTGTCTACTATTAATTGTAGTAAACTAAAAGGAACACAAGAAGAAAAAGAAAAGCAATTTTTTGAAGCATGTAGAGCAGCAGCTATTTTGGGAACTTTACAGGCTGGTTTTACAAAATTTGATTATGTTGGAAAAACTACAGAAGAAATTTGTAGGCGTGAGGCCCTGATTGGTGTCAGCATGACTGGTATGATGGATAACTTTGAGGTAGCCCTAACTCCAGAAGTTCAAAATAAGGGCGCTGAAGTAGTTAAAGAGACTAATAGGGAAATAGCCAAAAAGATTGGAATTAATGTAGCGGCTAGAACTACGGTTACGAAGCCCGAGGGGTCTGCAAGTCTGAGTCTCGGTATTTTAGCTTGTGGTATACATCCACATCATGCAACACGATACTTAAGAGCAGTACAAGCAAACACAGAAGAAGAAGTATATAAACACTTCAAGAAGTATAATCCACAAGCCTGTGAAAAGTCATTAACTTCAAATACAGGTACAGACGACGTAATATATTTCCCAATTGAAGTGCCCGACGGCGCGAAAACCAAAAACCAGTTAGATGCCATACGTATGCTAAAAATAGTAAAGAGTACACAAATAAATTGGGTTATGCAGGGAAAAAATGAAGAATTATGTGTATATCCTGGCCTTCAACATTCAGTAAGTAATACTGTAGTTGTTAAAGATGATGAATGGAATGACGTAGCTAATTTTATATATGAGAATCGAGATTATTTTACGGGTGTTAGCTTATTACCTTTTAGTGGAGATAAAGACTATCCACAAGCTCCATTTTGTACGGTATATACTTCTAGGCAAATTGTTAGGGAATATGGCGAAGCGGCTCTTTGGACTTCTGGATTGATAGAATTGGCCCTACAGGCATTTAGTGGACATCTGTATACTGCGTGCATAGTATTACTAAATAACAAATATAATCCATCAAACGATAAAGATATCAACTTAGATACTCCAGAGGGGTTAAGAACTGCCGCCGCCCGTAAAGAATTTTATAATAGATCGCGCAAATTTGCAGATAAATATATGGATGGCGACTATAAACGCTTAACTTATTGTATGAAAGATGTGTTTAATTGGAAGCGGTGGTATGACCTTAATAGAACATTCAAAAAGGTTGATTATACTAAGTTAGTTGAAACAGAAGATAACACCAAACTAGAAGAAGAAGTAGCTTGCGCTGGTGGTAAGTGCTTAATTTAAGGGGATAAACTTGGGTAGAAAAAAACAAAGCGTAGATAATAAACAATTTAGGCGTAAGCCAGTTGTTGCCCGAACCGAAAACCAAAAAACATATATAAAGGCTATATTAAAAAGCGACGTTATTATTTGCGAGGGGCCTGCTGGGACTGGCAAAACGAATGTAGCAATTGGTATGGCAATGCACCTTCTTGACAAAAAGGTTGTCGAGAAGATAGTAATAGCGAGACCTGTTGTGGAAGCTGGCGAAGATTTAGGATATTTGCCAGGTGACCATAATGATAAACTTGATCCATATGTTAGACCAATATTCGATGAGTTGCAACAATACGCTTCACTAAGTGAAATAGCAACATTAAAAAACTCACTAACATTAGAGATCGTCCCTATTGGTTTTATGAGAGGCAGAACATTCAAGAACTCATTTATTTTGGTTGATGAGTGCCAAAACGCACAATATGACCAAATAAGAATGATACTTACGCGCCTTGGTGAGAACTCAAAGATGGTCATGACAGGCGATATAACACAGTCTGACCTAGACAAACGGGACAGAGGAGGCTTTCGATATGTATTCGACCTCTTTAGTAAGTATGAAGAATATTTAGACGATAGTGTATCTTGTGTTAGACTATACAAACAAGATATTGTAAGACATCACCTAGTTAGTAAAATGCTTGATATTTGGGGAAAGCAGGTTGATTAGTTATGCACAAAAAGGCATTAGTACTAAATGCAGACTATTCACCAATAGGCATTATTGAGTGGTCCAAAGCAGTAGTATTGGACTTTAAGGGTGCGGTTAAGGTAGTTGATTTTTATAAGAACGATTTTATACAGTGTACTGGTAATCTAAAATGGCCAGTACCAGCAGTAGTAGTCTTAACAAAATATAAAAAGTATACAAAGAAAATAATACCATTCTCTCGTAAGAATGTATTTATAAGGGACAAACTTAGATGCCAATATTGCGGAAAACGATTTAGACCAGACCATTTGACATACGATCATGTTATACCACGAGCTAAATGGACAAAACCTACAACTCCAACTTGTTGGGAAAATATAGTTTCGTGTTGTTATCCATGCAACAAAAAGAAGGGCGACAAATTACTAAGTGAATGTGATATGTCGCTCATCAGGCAACCCAAAAGACCGACTTCGCATGGTTTTATTATAGGACTTTCGCCCTGGACAACAATCCAAAAAGAGTGGATACCATACCTGCCTAGGGAATATACAGAACTTTTGCAGAAAAAAGGTGTATAATATTATGCCAAAATATCAATATCTCTGTCGCCCTCAAGACGGAGGTTGTGGGCATGTTGTTGAGTTTGAGTGTCTAATGAGCGAATTAGACGACTTAAAGCCAAAATCATGTCCAAAATGTAAAAAGCGCAAAGCGCTCCAACCACAAATTTTCTCACCCATGTCTGTAAACGTTCCCAAAACGCTTGGTTCGTTTGCCGATAAACAGTCAGCAGAATTAAGTAGCGCCGCCAAAGTAGAACTTACTGAAAAGTTCAATGAATATAAGCGCAAACCTGGGGAAAGTTCATGGATTTCAACTACAGAAGGAATGAAACACAAATGAAACAAGAATTTCTTAACCAAGACAAGATTGAAGTAGATAAGCCATTTGGATTTTGGTTTGAATATAAGGGTCCAGTAGAAACCAAGAAATGTACTAATTGTGCCGTATGCCCAAATGGATATGAAGAAATAGTATTCGGATATGGTAACAAACTATTTATAAGGAAGGCGCCTATATGGAAAAGATTAATAAAAACGCTCCTCATCAGGCCGTTATATTGGTTCGGTGTGAAATTTATGAAAGGCTACAAAATGGTCAGTGTAGTGGTAGACCAGTTGAAAAACTATCTGATCTATTTACGTTCATTGGGCAAGACGTTGATGACGTTCGTTGTCAAGTTGAACAATTTATGGAGAAAATAAAAAATGCGAAACAACAGACTTCGTGATGGTGACGTGTTTGATCCATCATCTACAATAAATACCTTAGAACCAGACAGAGACTTCGGTAGAGAACCTCAACATGAAAGTGTTGCATATACATATATGGGTTGGCAAGACAAGGTAAACGCCTTGGGTGAACCAATAATAAATGATCCTAATGATGATAGAGCATTAGCAAAAGTAGTATTTGTCAATAAGAATATTACGCGATATTATGTTAAAGTTAATGCACTTAATCATCTATTTAACCCAATAGGTATTGCATATGAAAACTCTCATAATAAAATAAGATATAGGATAGGAGATAAAGAATGGAAGTATAAAGAAGTTAACCATAAATGTTTTGATTACTATTTAGCGTTCCTAAAAACAAAAAACGTTGCATACCATAAAAACGCAGAAAGGGAGTTGGTATAATGAGCAAAAAAGGTAGATTGTCATTAGTCGAAAAATATGCGATACAACAAATGTTACATGACAATATGACAACCGAAGAAATCGCATCCATCTTAAATAGATCGCAAAAAAGTGTTCAAAATTATATTGATGGTGAATTAGACCAAATACACGAACACATAGCCAAGGCAAAAATGCAGGAAGTTTCTAGCGATTCCGTAAATACAGAACTACAAACCAATATTGGTGAGTCTGATATTGAAAAGGCATATAGACAACTTGTTCACGCTGGTCTATTAGAAAAAGATGCTGATTGGGTGATAGCTAAGACAATCAAGGATTTTAATGAATCAGAGCGCCAAATAATTAACGCTGACCATCTATTTTCAGAGTGCGTAAAGCGAATGAAGGCAGGACACTTTATGCAGAAAAGAACTTTAGGTGGTAATAAAGGCGTGGCCATAATGAGTGGCGCGGCCTCAGCACGAACAGATGATTCACTAAAGGGTCAAAAGCGTCAATCTCGATCTACTAGGGGATGTATATTTAATCCAAACACTGGAGAACTCAGTTGATTTATGTCTAATAAACGCACAAAAAAGTGTAATTGGCCAAGTAAGTATTCTCCTGGGCGGTGGATAACGGCTGCCCAGTTTATTTTAGAGTTAGTATGTGAAAAACAGGCGAGTATCAAGAAAAAAGATTTGCCAATCAGGTTTTGGCGTCTTCCAGAGTGGGAAAAGGAGTACGTTTCTCAAACGCGCGCTGTTAACAAATTATTAAAGAAATATGAACCGAAAGCCATAATAAACGCCGTCAAAAAGCGCAACATATGGTCACTTAGACCAAAGTGGGTCGAAGATATTATCAAAGAAGAACAGGCAAAAATTCCCAAAATAAAAATAGAAAAAGATGCCGAATATAATAAGACAAACGAACAACACAAACCAACTATAGGCCGCTCAAGAAAAACGTCTAAGGTTAACTCATTATTAGACATAGACGAGGAATAAAATGGCAAAAAAAGGGAAGGCAGATACGCCAACTAATAATATAGAGGATAGATTACTAGAACAATTTGGAGATGGAGTAATAGTTAATGGGTCTTATGTAGTAGAACAACCACTAACAATCGTTCCAGTAAGTCCCCAAATAGATATAATGTTGAATGGTGGTGTGCCATTTGGTAGTTTCATCATCCCTACGGGAAAGCCAAAAGTTGGCAAGACGAGCCTATCAATTGATTTGGCGGCAACGGCTGTAAACATTCCCACGAAATTTGACAATCCGCGCCATATATACTATTTTAAGGTGGAGGGTAGATTACAACCGCGAGATTTACTTGGGATACATCACCTAAAAGAACATGTTGACAGTAAAATAACAATAATTCAGTCTAGGCGCGGAAAGATATTAAACGCCGAAGACTTCCTTGATATAGCTGAACAGCTTATAAATGAAAAACCAGGCTGTATATTTATTATGGATTCCATGTCTCAGCTATGTAGTTCTTCTCGCCGTCAAAAAGATTGGCATGACGGTAAGACATTCAGGGACGATACGCCAGTATTACTTTCAAATTTTTGTAAGCGGCTATGCCAAGTAATTCCCATTAATGAATCTATTTTTATTGGCATTACGCACAGGATTGCAAATACTGGTATAGGGTTTAGTCCGTGGGCCGAGGCTAGCGGAAATAAAGTTCAGTATCAAGTTGATGTAAAATTGCACGCCACCCATAACCAAATATGGAAAAATAAACCATCGGACGAAACAAAAGTGGGGATAGAGGTATTTTGGGAATGTTATGCGTCTCCTCTACAAAACGGAGAGTCGGTTGAGAAGTGCTCATCGAAATTTAGGTTTGGGTGGGGTATTGATAAACACACAGAACTTCTAAATGTTGCTGCCGACCTTCGCCTAATCAAGAAGAGTGGTGCATGGTATGAACTACAAGATGACAATAATACTACTACAAAACTCCAGGGCCTACCAGCAGCCCGACAATTTCTACTTGAAAACCCAAAATCAACTACCAAATTATACACACAATTTAGGGAGATGATGGGTCTTCCAACTATCCCCGAAGAGTACCTTGAACTATGCTTGTAATCGACCTTGACGGCAACAAGTCGGATTGGAAAATAAAAGGGCGCGAGGTTGTTCTCGACCACAGACATACTTCTTTTCTGCATAAGTCTGCTCGAACAATACTCAAAAGCAGATTTCCCACCATGCAGATTTTAGAGGAAGTGCCAATAAAGGTGCGAAAAAAACAAACGCTTTATTTGGACTTCTATATACCACTAATAAAATTAGCAATAGAAGTTCATGGAGAGCAACACTTTAGTATAAATAGTAAGTATCATAATTCAAGACATGATTTTATAAGACAGATACAAAGAGATAATGATAAGATGGAGTGGTGTGAAATAAATGGGATCAAACTAATAGTATTGGCATATAACAATCAAAAAGAATGGGAAGAACTCCTAAAATGAGTCAAAAGGAACTATTACAAAGACGACAAGCATTATTAGATGAATATGAACAAAGTATTGGACTACCTCAAAATTCAATCAATGCTGAGGAAAATGAGTTATCACAATATCTTAGTATGACGAGAAATCAAATAGAGGCATTAGATTCAACGACCGCCCTAGCCATATCTGCTAGACTCTCACAATTTGCGTTTTATTTTCAGCGCGCCATCAATAGAGAAAAGGCCAACAAAATATGGGCCGAGTCCCAATTAGCCTCAATAGTATGCAAAGAGGCTCTACAATATGACAAATATACTCCTAATAAAACAGAGTTGGTATGCAGAGAAAATAGTGCCGCTAGAGAACTAAAGAATATAGCTGTTTATGCAGAACAAAGAATTACTAGGTTGTTAGATATATCATCTGGTCTAAGAAATTTAAGTTATGTACTTACAATGATAGCCAAAAACAAGATGGGTGAAAATAATGGGTAATATAATAGATGATCTTAACAATTTAACAGACGAAGAACTTGAGGCTGTAGGTAGACTTATCAACAAATTTGTCAAACGCAAAAAAAGCCCTGAGAAGCCCAAAAAGGCACCAAAAACAGAACATGGTCCTGGGAGAAAGGCCCCGCGAAATCTTAAATCTAAGGGCCGCACAGAGCCTAGGCAAGCACGAAATAAACGCTTGGCCAACGGACCTAAAAACCGACCGCGAAAAGGGGTCGCGGCCCGCACAGAACCAGTCCAAATAAGCGGCGAAAACAAGTTTTTCCAAATGAGAGAAAGAAACGCCGAAAGAAAAGATTCCAAAATAGATCAAAAGTTATGGTCCAATAGAGAACCTTCTCAGCGCCCAGAAAAGTTTGAATTTGTCGAAGTACAATGTATAGATTGTCAGTTATGGTTTGACGCACACCCAAATCTAATATTTATTGATCCAGATACCAAACAACCATATTTTCGGTGTAATGATTGCTCACAAAACCCCAGAGGCTAGGGAGAGAAAATCACATGGGAATTTTAAGCGATCCAGCAGCAGAAAGAGCTGTTCTTGCTGGTGTGTGCGAATATGGATCAGAAATGTATCTGGATATATGCGACATAGTAAAGGTTAATACATTTCATGTCAAATCTAATCAGTGTATATGGAAATGCCTAGAACATATTTGCCAAAACTCTGATTCCGCACAAATTGACCTACCATCCATACTTTCTTCTGCCCAAGAGCTTGGTTTAACCCATATAGTAGAACGAACAGAAGAAGCAAAACATCTAAATGGCATACTACAATTACACGTAAATAAATCTAATGTAAGACGGTTCGCCGCCAAAATACGTAAACTTGAAGTCGCTAGATTACTTCATAAACAAGGCCAAGTACTTCAAGACCGTATGGTAGAAATAAAGGGCGATGAAAGTATAAGCCAGCTATTAGGTATAGCGGAAGAAGTAATATTTGATTTCACCAGTCTTATGGATGATCCAGACTCGGCGCCATCAAAGTTAGGATCGAATTTATATGAATATTTGAAATACTTAGAAGAAGACCCAGTAGAACAAATGGGAATATCTACTGGATTTCCTAATTGGGATAGGGCAATCGGTGGAGGTTTACGAGATGGGACATTAAATGTAATAGGTGCTAGGCCAAAAGTGGGCAAAACGGTGTTGTCAGATAATATAGGTCTATACATAGCGAAAACACATAATATACCAATACTAAACTTAGATACTGAAATGTTAAAGGAGGACCATCAACATAGGAGTTTGGCTAGTTTATCAGGCGTTACAATAAATGATATTGAAACTGGAAAGTTTTCACTCGATCAAACTAAACGCAAAAAGATTTATGATTCCGCCAAAATTATAGAAGATATACCATACTATCATAAATCAATAGCTGGAGTTTCTTTTGAAGATCAACTATCTATTATGCGGCGATGGGTCCAAAAAGAAGTTGGCCTAAATGCAGATGGGACCGCCAAAAAGTGCGTAATAATATATGACTATCTAAAACTTATGGATTCTAAGGGTATTAGTGACGCCCTAAGAGAATTTCAAATGCTAGGGTTTATGATGACGGCACTACACAACTTCGCCGTTAGATACAAAATACCATTTCTGATTTTTATGCAGCTCAACAGAGATGGAATTGATAGGGAGAATACTGATGTAGCATCTGGGTCAGACCGAATTATTTGGCTATGCTCAAACTTCACAATATTTAAGCGTAAATCAGAAGAGGAAGTCGCCGAAGATGGACCGCTAGCTGGCAACAGAAAATTAGTTCTTTTGGTGTCTAGGCACGGCCACGAAATACCGTTCGGAGATTATATTAACTGTCATTTTGATGGTAAAACCGCAAGTATCAAAGAAGGTTCTTGGAAAAGTCAATTAGATAACCAACTAGATGGATTTGTGAACTATCAAGATGACGACGAAATACCGATTGACTAATAGTAAAATCAACGAACTCGAAAGATTGGCGTCCGAACGTCTCGCAGAATTGTTTTCGGTTCTTGGTATAAATTTGAGGCAGGGAAAAAAGTATTATGTGGGCTCATGTCCAATTCATTGTGGGGATAATGACAGCGCATTTGTACTATATCATAGTGGACATTCAATAGTTGGAAACTGGAAATGTTTTACACATAACTGTCAAGAAACGTTCAAGTCTACACTACTTGGGTTTATACGGGGAGTTTTGTCGAGAACAAGATATGGGTGGGTTGAACCAGGCGACGAAATATGTCCGTTCGAGGAGGCTCTATCATTTTTATCTGAATTTTGCAACAAAGATTTAGATTCAATAATTGTAGACTATGAGGACATAGACAAGAAGCGCTTTATATCGCAAATACACAAAATTTATTATAGAGAGGAAAACGGTAATTCGCCCCTAAACATAGAGCGAAAAATACTTCGCAAATCCCTCATATATCCGTGTGAATATTTTTTACATAGAGACTTTTCTTCTGCTATACTGGATAGATATGACGTTGGATTTTGCAATCAACCTGGAAAACAAATGTATAAGAGGGCCGTTGTACCAGTCTACGATATAAACCACAAATATATAATAGGATGTTGCGGGAGATCAATATTTGATAAGTGTGCTATTTGTGAAATGTATCATGATCCAACACATAAATGTCCAAGCAAAGAAGATAAATGGATATATAGAAAATGGAAGAATAACAAAGGGTTTCCTGGTGATAATGTCCTATATAATTACTGGTTCTCAAAAGAACACATAAGAAAAGAAAAAATAATAGCGATTTGTGAGGGGCCTGGAGATATATGGAGGCTAGAAGAAGCTCAAATAAAAATTGGCGTGGCAACTCTAGGCGCCCACTTAACGGATAGTCAGCGCTCCATCATTGACAAATCTGGAGCGATGGCGATAATAATACTGACCGACCCAGATCACGCTGGAAATCTAATAAGTAAAGTTATAACAGACGAAATGGGAAGTCTATATTCTATTTATAGGCCAATATTGGTTTCAGACATCGGTAGTATGACAGTTGAAGCAATACAAAGACTACTTGTACCACTTATACGCCAAATTAAACAGGAGTTATACTTAGATGACTAAAATATTAGGACTATCAGGCAAAAAGCAATCTGGGAAAAACACGGCATTTAATCTGCTACTTGGCATAGAAATGTTGAAGTTGGCAATCGTAAGAGAAAAAATAGAGATTACAGATAATGGAAAGTTATGGATTAGTGATATATTTGGTGATGTCGAATACCAAGGCATTTTCGATGCAGACCGTGATAACCCTACTATGAGGGCGTTTTTGGGAGAATATATTCATCCATTTATAAAGAACTATAGCTTCGCCGATGCTCTAAAGCGAGATATATGTATTAATATACTAGGGCTCTCGTATGATATGTGTTATGGTTCCGATGAAGACAAAAACCTTCCAACGCACCTAAAATGGGAGGATATGCCTGGAGTCGTAACAAGGACAGAAGTACAAAAAAATAATTGGGATACTTTACAACTTGGCTGGCTTACCGTTGTATATCACGAGCCAGGATATATGACGGCTAGAGACGTAATGCAGTTCTTAGGGACTCAAATATTCAGAAAAATGTACGATGACGTGTGGGCTAAGTCGTGCATAAACAAAATCAACAGAGATCAGCCTGACTTGGCAGTTATAACAGATTGTAGATTCCCTAATGAAGTTGAAGCTATCAAACAGGCTGGTGGAAAAATTATACGTTTTACTAGAGGTTCTAATACAGATGAACACGAAAGCGAAAAAGTTTTAGATAAAGATAGATATGATTGGGATAACTTCGATGCGGTGTTGGACAATGCTAATATGACAATAGGAGAACAAAACCAGGCCATTCTAAATTTATTATATAAGTGGGGATGGATGGATGAAGTATCAGATGATAATTTTAATAATGAGGAGGCGACATCACCTAGATGATAATTACATATTTACGTAGCAGTTCATATACTGCCCATGAAATGTGTCCTATGCGATACTTTATTGAATACAATTTGGGGTGGAGAGGTCCAAGTAATAAAAAGGCCGAAAAGGGCACAATAGTACATAAAGTAATGGAGATATTGGGTAACATCAAACTAACTATACAAGAAGGCAAAAGAAAAACATTTGATGATGACGTTGTTGGTAGAGTACATACAACCAAATTTAAGCTCGACCATATAATAGAAAAAGTTTATAAGTACTATAGTAGTAGATCAGAAAATATATGGGATGAAGCTGACTTTCGAGAGTGCGTTAATTGGACACATAAATCCCTATCATATAATAATGGTGAGTTCAACCCGCTTAATATGGATATGGTATCAGCAGAACAAGCGTTTGATATCACGATTAATAAGCCGTGGGCGATGTATGAATACGATATGCCAGATGGAACCACGCTCAGCGGCCTTCTTGCCATAAAGGGAACAATTGACCAAGTATCCAAAATAGATAATGAAACATATATGATTTTGGACTTTAAGACTGGAAGACGATGGAATTGGGCGAAAGATCACGAAAAAACATATGAACACCTAAATAATGATTCCCAACTATTAATGTATTATTATGCAGCACGCCATATATATCCAGACATACCACATATAATGATTACTATTTATTTTATTAATGATGGTGGGCCGTTCTCGATATGCTTTTCAGATGAGGATATACCTAGAATCGAAAGAATGTTGCAGAAAAAGTTTGAGGATATAAAACACACCGAAATACCACGGCGTAATAGATCGTGGAAATGTACTAAGTTTTGCCATTTTGGGAAAAATACATTTAGTGGCACTAATATACCTGTTATACATGAAAGACGTGATAACCAAGTTTGTGCTATGGGAGAACCTATGACAATGTGTGAACAGACGGCATACTGTTTAGAACATAGACCTATAAATACAGTAATAAAAAATATGTCAGCACCAAATCATAATATAGATTTTTATAAGGCGCCTGGAAGTACTGATTAAGCATCATGATAGTAGAAATAAAGGGAGACTACTGGGAGGAAGCTATGGGCGATAGCCCTACATACGACGCCCTAGTTTGCACCACAAACAAGATTGTCAAAAAGAATGGTTGTTTAGTTATGGGCGCTGGAATAGCTCGTCAGTTTAGGGATACATTTATCGGCATAGACAAAGAGTGGGGATCAAGGCTAAACGACAACCGCCATATAAATGGGTTTATGGTAACAACAAAGCATATATCTTTTGGCGGACTGAGAACAATAAGCTTAGTATCATTTCCCACAAAATATCACTGGAAAGACAAGTCATCAATACATCTTATTAGGTCTTCATTTCTTACATTACTGGACACAATTAGAATAATGGGATGGGAGAATATTCTAATGACGCCACCTGGGTGTGGACTTGGTGGACTAGAATGGCCAAAGGTTAAAAGTCAACTGGAACAACAACTTCATAATAAAAGCATTTTGTCGCGCTTTAGATTGGCGGTGATATCAAAATGAATACATATTTCCCATTGCATGTTCATAGCCACTATAGTTTACTTGATGGAGTAAGTTCGCCCGAACAGATTGCAAAACGTTGTGTCTCAGCTAATCTACCAGGATCGGCTCTAACCGACCACGGAAATATTAGTGGGCATATCAGCTTTCTCAAGAAAATGAATAAAGCAGGAAAGAAGCCTATACTTGGGTGCGAGTTCTACGTAAGCGAAAAGTCCGCCACCATAAAAGATACATCC